TTAAATCTGTTTTCTCAATTTCAGAGACAGCAACAAGGCTCGGAGAGTTTAAGGTTGTCGGCGAACAGTTGCCAAAGGAACGCCCAGAATACACGGCAGAAGACCTCGCTATTGCAAAGGCAAATGCTGCCGCCGAGGTCACGCTGAATTTTAGAAAAGGCGGCGTTGTCTCAAAGTTTCTAAATCGATTTATCCCGTTTCACAACGCTTGGGCACTTGGCAAAAAGAAATTTTACGACAATTTCAAAGATCCAAAAAGACGGAAAAAGGCTGTCATGGCTGCACTTGTCGGCATCACACTCCCGACGCTGGCAGCATACTTGTCAGTGAGAAAAGACAAACAGTATAGACAAATGCCGTGGTGGGAGCGAGTTGGTTTTGCCAATGTCAAGATTGGTGACAAAATTGTAAAGTTCCCGCTGCCGCAGGACGAACTCGGGTTTTTGTTCGGGTCACTTCTTGTCGGAATCCTTGACTCTATCGACCAGCAGGATCCATCGATCATTGATTCGTATGCGGAACAATACTTCCGTCAATCAATTATTCCGCCATTCTTGCCTGCATTTGCTGGACCAGCGGTTGAGGTTTGGGCAAACAAATCATTTTTTAGAGACAGACCATTGATGAATGAGTACATGAAAACGCTCAAGCCAGAGGTTCAGATCAATGAGTTCACAGATCCGCTCATCATCGAAATCGCAACACAAATGGGAGTAAGCCCCATCTATCTCAACCAACTCGTTTACGGCTACACTGGAGGACTTGGGACAAGCATTACTGGCATGTCGAAATTTGTGACTCCTATGACGAAATACGGGTTCAAAGAAAGAGAAAAAGAAGCGGCAGATCTTCCTGTCATCGGTCGATGGTTTGCTAGAAAGAACAGATCCGGCCAGGCGCTCGATGACTTTTTCAAAGAATGGGAAGATCAGCAATCGATAAAAAACACAGTTCGCTCAATCATGAACAAGGCAAAAAAGACTGGTGTTTTTGGTGATGAACAACAGACCCAAATAGAAGCGATAGAGAAAAAATATGGTTTCGACCCAGCGAAGTATGAAATATTGAAAGTTTACTATGGTATGATCAAAGATCTTCTCGACCAGAAAGACTTTGATGGCGCGTCTGACATGGCTCTTGAAGCCATGAAGGAAGTTAAGACAATGGAGGTTGACAATGAGAGTTCGAGCCAAGCCGATTGATATTGACGATGAAATTGAAACAACGAATAACGGACCATGCCGTCCTGAAAATCATTGTCCGCAAAGGTTTGGTTTGTCGCTGATGATTCAAGTAGGAGCAATCATCGTTGCCATTGTGGCCGCGCACTTTACGGCAATTCTCGTTAACAGAGACTACACGGATACGAAAATCGAAAAACTTCAAACAGCCACCGAGACTAAGATCGACAAGGTTCAGGTGACAGTGGATGAGATCAAGTCGAGCGTGGTAAAACTGGAGACAATACTTGAAAGAAGCAACAGAAAATAAAATGTTCCCTGGTGCTTGGGAGAGGTTTTTAGAACTGGTAAAGCGTGCCAGAGAGGCAGGGTTAAATGTCGGGATATTTGAAGCGTGGAGGAGTCCCAGCCGGCAGGATGAGTTGTTCAGGAAGGGAACAACAAAGGCCCAAGCATGGCACAGTTGGCACAACTATGGCCTTGCCGCAGACATCGTTTTCATCGACAACGACAACTGGTCGTGGAAAAAAGAGCATGATTGGAAAAAGCTCGGAGAGATCGGAAAAGCTCTTGGCCTAAAATGGGGCGGTGATTGGGGGTGGGATCATCCACACTTTGAATATCCAATAGGGATGAAGGTTGGAGACGCTCTCCTCATCATTCAACAAAAGAATTTGGAAGGACTATGGGACTCTATCTCAAAGACTACAAAACAGGACGAAAAAGTTTGACACTATCAGCCGTTGTGTTGACCTTTATTTTGGTTGTTGTTTCTGTTATGCTGACATTGACGAACCTCGTGACAAGAGATGCCGTCGTTTGGCAGTGCATCGCTTTTCATGCTTTCTGGGTAGCAATCTACGCCAGAAAAAGAATCAAGGCATCGGTCACAGGGGTTGAAATAGAGAGCGAGGTCACAAATGATAACAGTCTCAGCAATCCTGGGTAAGTTTTGGAAGGTAATCACAATAGTCTGTCTTGGAATTTTAAGCTTTTTCATGGTCTATTTTAAGGGCAGGGGCGATCAAAAGAACAAGGACGACAAACAGGCCGCCGACGCTGAGATCGACGCACAGAAGGCAATTGTGAAAGACACAGCACAGGCTTCTGCGGCTCGCACAGAAAGGGGCAAAATTTATGACAAGGCTCGCAAGATCCTTCGCGCTGTTAATACTCCTGATAACGATAACAAGTAGCTGCGCAACAACACGCCTCAAGACAGTTTTTTACAAACCACAACTTCCACCCGAACCTGAGATTGTAACCGTTTTACGCCAGCAAATTCACGTCATTGTTGAATCTGAAGGAAAAATTATCAAACTTGAAAAAATAAACAGCGAGCAAAAGGTTGATATTATTGAGTATATTGACACCCTTCAAGACGCCTACCAAAAACAGTAACATTTCACATGAAACATTGTTCAGATATAATCAGATGTTATAGAATATAATAAGATTTTGTTTGCAAAGCTCTTTGTTTTTTGAGATAAAAAAAGCCGAGGTTGTTGGGACCTCGGCAGTAACTTTCAAATTCAAAGGAGCCTTATGAACAATTCTGAACTACCAGACTTCGTTCAAGAAGTCAATTCGCCACAGCTTCCTGCTGTGGTTCAAGACAGCCAAATGGTTGTCAGTCAAGACTACGATCATGCACTGGCAAATTTTGAGCGTCGTGAAGCGCTTTTCAAGAAGGTTCTTCAGGTAGCCATATCAGCAACTACCCCGAAAGATTGGGTGAATCAGGACGGGAAACCGTACCTGCAATCGTCAGGGGCCGAGCGTGTTGCCATGCGTTTTGGTGTGGTAATCTCAGACATAAATCAAGTCAAAGAAGACTACACAGACGCAAAAGGAACGTACTACGTAATCAAAACAACAGGGCGTGCTTCGTTTGGACAGGGCGAGATCACTGCAATCGGAACATGTTCAAGCCGTGACAAGTTCTTTGGACGCGCACGTGGTGAACTCAAAGCGCTTGAAGACGTTGACATGGCAAACATCATGAAGAAGTCCTACACAAACTTCACCGTAAACGCCATCACTCGGTTGCTTGGGATCCGTAATTTAACATGGGAAGAGTTGGCAAAATATGGGATTCGACAAGAAGGATCCAATCAAGTGTCATACAAAAAGCAGGGAGCTGTTGCAACACCTCCTCATACACAGACACAAAGCACTCCACAATCTGATGCAAAAAAACCTTACTGGAAGTGGACCGCCAATGACGGATCTGAATGGATTTCAGCACAGGTTGGATCGCACTTCGGGGCTCCGTTCCTAGAAAGTCTTGGAATGCGGGCCGGAAAAAAAGAAGGGATGTACAACGGAAAGTTCAATCCTGTAATGTTGTCGGCACTCGAAAAAGAATATGACGATGCTGAACAAATTATCAAAGCGGGAGGTGCACAATGAAGTTTGACCAAAGAACAAGAAATACAACAAACCTTGTGTTTGAAAACATTACAAAAAACATAGTTGAAAATTTCAGCGACGCCTTTGTCATCAACGGGAAAGAACACTCAGTCCAATTTTGGGAAGGACTTGGAGAAATTTCCTACCGGATAACACTCAGGGTTGCCGAAAAAGAAAAAGAGGAGGTGAAAAATGAAACGGTTTGATCTCCACGAAAAATGGATTGAGACAAAGGTTGCGAACATCAAGGTCTTGCCAAACAACAATTTGCGGGCATCATCAATTGGACACCCTTGTTTGCGCTATCACTATCACTCAATTGTCGATTGGCGCAAACGTCCTGTGCACGACTACCTTTTGCAGTCAATCTTTGACGAGGGCGAACTTCACGAGCAAGACATGTTAAAACAACTTATGTCGATGTACAAGGTCGTCAAGTCTCAGCAGGCATTTCAGTTAGACGACCCATTGATAACCGGACACGTCGATGCCGTGATTCTGCACGAGGGCGAGGAGATTCCAGTCGATGTCAAGTCAGTCAATTCTCATATTCACGTCAAGACTGTTGATGACCTGGTAAACTCAAAGCACATTCATCTTCGAAACTATCCGGCGCAGATGCAGATGTACATGTACTTTCTGAATGCCAAGACTTCTTTCTTGTGCTTCAAAAACAAAGATACTGGGGAACCAACGGACATCTGGATTGATCGTGATGAGGCCATGATCATCGGCTTAATCGACAAGGCTCGGGTTATTTATGCAAGTATCAGAGAAAAAGAACCACCAGCAAGATGCGATGAATACGAGGTTTGCTCGAAGTGTCCGTTTAGACACGTCTGTCTTCCAGAGTTGAAGTATGGCCAAGAAATCAAAATGATCGGAGAAGAGTGGGTTGAAAAACTTGAGCGCCGCGAAGTTCTTGATCCTTACAAACGCGAGTATGACGACATAGACAAGGAACTTAATTCCTTGAAAGACAACTTGGGTGCTGGCGAGTTCATGTGTGGTGACTTCATTGTGAAAATCAAGAAAGTCGAGAAGACAAATAAGGTCCCAAAAACATGGGACGAAGTCAAGTCTTCTTATTTGAAAAAGGAAATCATTAACGTAAAAGGTGAAGAAAAAACTCCCGAGAAATGGGAGCCAAAATCAAACGACGCGTATTACCAAACCATAATGTCAGACTCAAAGGGGTAAACATGCAAGACATCTACAATGCAAAACAGGTTGCCAACATGCTCGGCATAAGCAGGGATGGGGTGTACCGGCTCATAAGGGCCGGACGCCTCAAGGCCCGCAAGTTAAGCGCGAGACGAATCAGAGTGACAGAGGCCGACCTGTCTCTTTTTATCAAAACGAATCGCTTAAACGATGGGGGGCAGTCATGTACTACAGAATAAAAAACTGGGAAAAATTTCAGCACTACCACACAAGACGCCCGCCGTGGATCAAACTTTATCATGACACACTTGAAGATTACCAGATTGGAAAGTTGAGCGACGCTGCGTTTAGATTCTTAATAAACGTCTGGCTTATAGGATCTGAAGACATCAATGGAATTTTGCCGAGTTCGGAAGAGCTTGCTTACAAGTTGCGCATAGATGATGCTAGCAAGGTTGATCGACTTCTCAATGAGATTGCTTGCAGTATAATAGCAAGCGACAAGCCTTTCTCTATTCCAGAGGAGAGAAGAGAAGAGTTAGAAAAAGAGAAGAGGCAGAGCGCTTCCGACGATTCTTTTGATAAAAAATCAAAACCAGTTACAAGCGAATGGCTTGCAGAGATCAAAAAGAATAAGGCTTATGCAGAGATAGACTTCGACCTTGAGTTGTCTAAGATGGACACCTGGCTTACCACCGACAAGGGAGCCGGAAAAAAGAGAACTCGTCAGCTCGTGTTCAACTGGATGAACAAGGCTATTGAGATCAAGGCCAAGTCCAGCAAAAATGGTGAGCCAAAACAAAAGACAATGGAAGAGCAGCGCATGGAGGCTATACGAAACGGACAGATCACATAAAATGAAAAGGTGAAACATGACAAACTACAAAGAAATTCAAAGAGCAAACAAGCTCGCGTGGAAGCGTTCTCGTGCGGGCACGCCCCCAAAAATCAAAGAAGACCAGAACGGAAAAGCTATTGCCGTTTTCTCTGACGGTTCAATGTATTTCATTTCCGATGGTGGATCATTTAGGAAAGTGAAAGAGTGTCAAATTGTCCGGAGAAAATTAGATGGCGACAACAACTGATCAAATCGAAGCCCAAAGAATTTCTCTCGAACGAGGCATCCTTCAGTGCATCATGGAGAATGATGACGCTTTTGGCCGCGCAAAGATCCGCCCTGACGATTTTCAAAATCCGTGGAACAAACAGATTTTTGAAACAATGTCAGAGCTTGAGAGAGAAGGCATGCGCCCAAACGATCTGTTGCTGCTACATGCAAGACTTCATCCGTCAGCATTTGAAATTATTAACATCATCACAGACGGGCGCAACATGTACGCATATCATCCAAATGGTATGCCTACTTATCTGAAGGAACTCAGGGCTTTTAATAAGAAGAACATAGTTGTTGATGTTGTCAAGTCAGTTGGGAGCGCCGACCCTGTTCTCGTCAAACAAAAGATCGATGAGGAGCTTGATAGACAAGCTGAACTTGAAGACGTGATAGATGACAATTCTGTGCTGACCGACGTTTTCAAAGACGTCGAGCGTCTTTACGAAAGCGAAAACAAATTGATGGGTCTGTCTTGGGGGTATGCAGGGTTGAATCACAAAACCTACGGCCTGTGTCCTGGTGAGGTCTATGTTGTCGCAGCACGACCAAGCATCGGAAAGTCAATGATGGCAATGAATATAGCATACAACGTGGCAAAGTGTGGCGGCCATGTTCTCATCAACGCCCTGGAAGAGACAAAGAAGAACATATACAAACGCATGATCTCGCGGATCACACAGATCCCTCTTCATTCAATCATGACTGGTGATATAAAGGAACACGAATGGGGCCTGATATTGCAGTCAACAGATGAGATTTCAAAACTTCCACTTACCATCATCGACACACCTGGCCTCACTGGGGCTCAGGTTTCAACCAACATTGCCCGCATCCACTCGAAGAAAAAGGTTGACCTGGCAATCGTTGATCACATGCAAGAGGTTTCTGATAAGGGACAGAACCGCCACCTTGCAATAAGCGAAGCCCTTGGCACAATGAAGAACACAATCAAAAAACTTTCTATTCCACTGTTGATTGTGAGTCAGATCAATCGAGGGGTAGAATCAAGGAACCCGCCAAGACCAGTCATGTCTGACCTGAAGGAGAGCGGTGACATCGAGGCTAAGGCCGACATGGTGATGCTTCTTTATAGGGAGTCGTATTACAAACCAACCGCGAACAATGCGATTGAGTGTATAATCGCAAAGTCGCGTAACGGCATGTGTGGCGTCGTTGAATTGGACTTCAACGGCAAAACCATGACGATAAAAGAAAGGTATTGAAAATGAAAACAACCAAAATAATTGATTATGACTTTTTGGGAAAATTCACCACACGCACAGAGAACGTACTTGTCAATCTGGGGTTCAAAAAAGAAGAAGAAATAAAACTGGCACTGTTGTCGTGTAAGCTCAATCCTAGATCTGCAAGAAATTTTGGAATAAAATCTTACAAAGAGCTTTTGGATTATTTTCGGTTAGTAATATTCGACGGAAACATGATTAATAAAAGTATTGTTTCGCTTTGTCCTCATTGTAATGAAAAGATAAAATTTGCAATAAATCTTTATGCTGTCAGGTAATGGGAGGAAACAAATGGAAAAATGTTATTGCGATAAACTTCTTACAGACAAACCTTGCAATGTATGTCGGTTAAAACACGACAACCTTAACGATCCTCTCGTGTGGATGCAAGATGCAAAAAGAATAATGATAGAGGCTTATGACTTGTTGGAGTTCATGGGCTCATCATCTACAAGGACTTATGAGTATAAAAAAGTTTTTGATGATATGACAATGGAAATGAAACACTGGATCAACCAGTGCAAAGAGAAAGGATGGATAAGGTGATTGACTACTCAAAGGTGAAAGAAAGAATTGCAAAAGATATTACTCTTGTCACTGATCTTGGCCAAGTATGTGTTGATGCGATTGCACAAAGCATCATCGACACCGAGATCAAGCCGCTGGTGGAGCATTTTTTAAATATGATCCATCAGTACGAAGAGCTTGTTGATCGAGAACTTTCTTATACTCCAAGAGAAATGTTATTAGAACCAGATTGCTTTATAGCGTATAAAGAATCCATAAAAACCATCACATCCCTCGGCTACGTGAAAGAAGGTGTGGAATGAAAACTGAATTACAAGAAATAATCGATCTGTTTTCTTTTGTGTATTGTACCGTTTCAAAATGTGTTGAGTACGATTGGGACGATGAATTTTCGATGAAAGAAATACGCGAGGCATACGAAAAGACACAGGAACACCTTAAAAAAATTGATTTTACAAAATTAAATTTAGAAGAACTGGAATTAGTAAGATTTGGAAAGTGGACAGAAAACACAATCCTTTGTCCTCTGTATTTAAGAAAAATACTAAAACCAAATGCACACAATGATGCGAGATTTTTCTGTGTTTCAGAAGGTTGGCCGATAAGAAATGGTCAAGTTGTATTCAACGAAGAAAAAGACATTTTTTCAGACAAAGAAGGTGAAAAATGACAGAACAAAAAAACGATGGTGGGCCTGCATTTCCGTTTATTTGGTATGATACAAATTCAATTGGGGATATTGTTCCAAGAGAATCATTTGCAGGCATGTCATTGCGCGATTGGTTTGCGGGCCAAGCATTGCTTGGATTCTTTTCTAGTTTAAATTTTCATGGTGATCTTTTTGAAAAATATAAAAAATCAGAAAGTTGGGACAAAAAAATTGCCCTATTATCTTATGAAGTTGCTGACGCCATGTTGAAAGAGAGGGAAAAATGAGAGAGATAAATAAAATTGTTAACACTCTTAAAAAGTTTTTAGACGAGGCAAAAGAATATTCTCCAGAAACAAGTATATTATGGGGTCCAGCAGCACGAGCGTGGTGTTACGACCTGAGAGTTAAAATGGTAGAGTCTCTTGCCCTGTCTGGTTATCACGTGTGGGTTGAAGAAAAGGCTGAATTTCGTGATCTTTGCGGAAAAAGTTATTATGTTTGTTTCGAGGTTGATGAAACTAAAACAGAAGGGCCGACAACTCACGAACAAACATCATTAAAAGAATGAAAAATAACACCTTGATCGGAAGCGCGGCGTGGAAAGAAAGAAACAAATGTTAATAGAAAAAGATGAGGAGTAATATGAAAAGACTTACAAAGGAAGAAGTTTCTATGTTGGAATTCTTGCCAAGAAGAATCATCAAATCTCCCATCATCAGAGAAATTTCTATGTTGGAAATTGGAGAGGCCCTGTTTATTGAAAAAAATGAATGGACCATCAAAACACCCCCATCAACTTATATGGGGTCTTACTTTAGACAAAAAAGATCAGAAAAAGTTTTTTCTGTCAGAAAAACAGACGATAACGGTTTTTATGTTTTACGGTTAAATTAACACCTTGATCGGGAGCGTGGAGAAATTAAACTCGCCATCGTAATGGTGCATGTTCCTTGTGGCCACAATACATGCTTGCAGGTATCCAATCCTGCCGCTCCCGATGAGGGTGTGAGAAAGGATATTATGAGCTACACAATCGAAGAAATAGAAAAAGAGTTATACGAAAAACTTGCAGAGATTGAACATGAAAGATGGGCCGACTGGCAAAAATATTTACATTCAAAACTCAGGCCAGCGGAGGATAAACGTAATTACATGATAATGTTTATGGACGACTATAATCATTGGGAAAGACAAATAAACACTAATTATTCTGATCTTTCTGAGGAAGAAAAAAACTCCGATAGACAGCAGGTTGATCGCTACTGGAATTACATCTCCTCCCTCATCTCAAAACTTAAGAAACTTAAGCTCGCAAAAGAGGTGTTGGAAAAATATGCGTCAAATTCTTCTTGGGGTGAAGAATACATTGGAGGCCCACGGTTAAATTTTACAACAATGGATGGCGAAGGTTTTGAGATAGCCAAACAAGCACTTGAGGAGATTGAAAAATGAAAGTCATGGTCAATCGAGGACAACTTCGGTGGCCGGCTCGAATCCATCGCGATAACGCGCGAGCAGGGTGAAAAGATGTATCTTACAATTGACACTCTCATCCTCGACGGGGATCCTCTCGAAGAAGTCTCCGTGCAAGAACCGTCAATTGAAGAAATTTTGATTTCAAACTATATAACAATCGTGGCGAGGTTCACAGACAAGGTGGTGAGATATGTCAGACCAGACGACGAAACACCAATGTGGAGAGAAATACCAACGGAAGTTGCAAAACACGTTTAATGCCGTCATTGACTTTCTTGAAAAACAAGAGATCAGTGGAATCCTGGTTGGTAAAATAGAGAAGGGCGACAAGCAATGCACAATGATGATCAGCCGCACGTTTGATTTCTCGCGCAACGACGCAATCGAATCACTTGTTGCCGGCACAAACCTAACATCCCAGGAGCCAGATGAATCAAGAGCTACACGAAATTAGAACGCTGTGGATCCCGTTCACTTTCCCAGGGCTCAACGAAGTTGTGACAACGTGTAAGGGACAATGGGGCAAACACAAATACCACAAGCTCAAGGCTGATTACGAGGGCGCGGTAATTGCCCTGGCCAAATCAAAGCGCTTCGAGACAATCACTGTTCCGGTCAATATTGATTTCATTTGGTGCGAGCCAGACAAGCGAAGGGATCCAGACAACATCGCTGCCGGAGGCCGCAAGATTATCCTGGATGCCCTTGTCTATGGCGGATTCATGCAAGGTGATGGGTGGGGAAATGTCCTCGGGTTCAGTGATTCATTCCGTGTTAACAAGGATGAAAAAGGTGTGCTTATTTCGTTCAAAAAGGGGGAGTAAATGATCAAATACGGTATGTTTTACAACGCCATCATCGAGATTTACAATCATCATGTGACATGCGACGCAGTCGGAAACGCACTAACGGCTTACTCAGGTGAGCGCGTATTGTTTTCAGGATCACAACGGCTTGAGGCTTTGGTCGTGGCAATCATTGAGCAAGACCTCAGAGCCCCTGGTCAACTAGCAGACTGGATCTATAATCAAGACTTCGGTAACAAGAACGGAGTCGAGATCCGGCAGCTATGGGACCAAATGACATGCCACTTAAATCCGGAACCTCACGACAGATTATCAACTCAAACACAGCAGAACTCATCCGAAGTGGACGACCAGCAAGACAAGCCTACGCCATAGCAATGGACAAGGCCGGTAAGTCAAAGTACAAGATGCCTAAGAAAAAGAAATGATCACTTGGTGACATTCAGTTTCTCGCAGCACCAATCACTTGCCTGGAATTGTCCGTCTTCGAAACACTTGTGGTATAGATTCGTTTGCGCCGGAATATTCCTGACTACACTGTCGTTGACTATCAGTGACAACATGAGAATTATTGCCACGATTGCCACCGTTATCATGATTTGCATCAGTCGATCCATTGTCATTGTCCACCTCCGTTTAGAGTAGCCTCAATCACGTGTTGTTTTTCAATCAAGCGCTTTGCCATCTTGGCGTCGAGGCTGCCGTCAAGCACGATGTGCTGAACCAACACGCTATCTTTCTGTCCAATCCTGTGACACCGGTCCTCTGCCTGGGTCATGTTTCCAGGCACCCAGTCCAGTTCTCCGAAAACAACGTGGCTGCTAGCTGTCAAAGTGATCCCGACGCCGGCCGCAGTGATCGACCCGATGAATAGTTTACACTTTGGATCTGACTGGAAACTATCAACCGCCGCCTGTCTGTCTTCCTTCTTTGTTTGCCCTGTCAGCACAGTAGAAATGTCTTTGAATTTGTCGCGGACTTTATCAATAACATCATGGTGATGCGCGAAAAACACAATTTTTTTGTCGTCGTCATTGTCCAACAAATCAACTAAGTACTCGATCAGCGACGGGACCTTGGCCACTGCCGTATCGTGCCGGACCTTTGCCATCTCGTTGAACATCACTTGCCGTGCTTCTTTCAACTGTGTTGCTGCCCTGTTGTACTCCTCTGGATCACCATCCTTAAGAGCCTCCACCTGCGCCTTCAAGTCTTCGATCAGCGATTCCCTCTTCTCGTACTCTGCCAACTCTGCCTTGACGAACGGTCGATTGAAATCGTTGACTGGCAACTCAATGATCTGCCTGCGCTTCGGAGGAAGATCTATCAGAACGTCAGATTTTTGACGCCTTATCATGAACTTCTCGCGCAGCTTTGTTTGAAGCTCTCCGAGGTTTGACGCCCCGTTTGTGTCCCATGCCATTTTGTCACCACCAAATTCGTCCTTCCCAATGCAGATCACATGCCCACCACAGTATCGCTCAACATATTTCTTCCAGTTCAGCCCGAGACCATGTGGATCCATCGCCCTTACTGTAGGCCACAACTCTATCGGCTTGTTGCAAATCGCTGTTCCTGTCAAAAACACTTTGCGCTTACACGGTATGGGCGAGACATACCCTTCCCGCTTCGGAGTCTTGTATCCCAAGACAAGCTTTGTTCTGTTTGTTTTTGGGTTCTTCAAATAGTGGGATTCGTCGCATACCAACAGATCCCAAGCAGACACACAAATCTCGTCTCTATATTTATGCAAAATGTCGTAGTTGATGATTGCAATCTGCGCCTTCATCCACCCAGTCTTTGAGTCAATGACTTCAGTCAACATCTTTCTTGTCAACCACTTTTCCAACTCCCGCTTCCAGTTCAACTTAAGCGAAGCAGGGCACACAATCAAAACGGTTTGGATCGACTGATCAGCGTTGATCAACCCTATTGCCTGGATCGTTTTCCCCAAACCCATCTCGTCACCGATCAGCGTGGCCGAACGTCCGAGTGCGTAGGCAATCCCCGCCTTCTGATAAGGTAGGTATGACAGGCCGTATGGACACGGGATTGATATGTCTGCGTCAGTTGCAAGAGAATCTTTGACCGACTCAGATCTCCTAACCTCTGCCTCACCAACCCATTTCTTCACAGACTGAGGGCACATTGAAAGCAGTTCGTTGTTCTTCACTCTGTCAGGATTGTCTGTCCACCATGTCTTTGCCGCCGGATCCCAACGCCACCCGAGACTCTTCAACAAGATGCGATGAGAGTATGAGTTGAAAGCAACAACCCTGTTCCCGTGTAGTTCGATGATCATTCTTTCTCCCTCGTGTAACGACTTACTACTTCATCTGTTATCTCGTTACCCTCCCACCAAAACACTCTGAGCTTGTGCCCTTGCCTTATCATTTCGGCCCATTTGCATCCTTGTTCAGACATGTTTGGTTTAGACGTGCACAGCTCAATCCAACAATCCAACTCATCACAACGATAGTCAGGATTGTACGTCGTATGTTTGCCATCTATCTTCATAGGAAATTTCTTATGCCAATTATTATCGACGAGCTTGTGAGGAAATATTGACACAAAGTATTTTGTTTTCATGAGATGAGGCTTCTGATCTTTGCCGTTTTTTCTGGATGATATTGTCTTCTTAAGACTCTTGATTCTTCCCAACAACGATGCTGCCTTTGATTTTTCTGAAACGATTTGGTCTGTCATGATACTCTTATAGGCTAACGATAGGGTTCTGTCAATTGCTATGTTGCTTATATTACGCTTTTGTTTTACAATAGTTACGTATGGAACAAGACACGACGCGTCAAAAAAAATCATACAAAGACATCACGGACGAAATGTTTGAATCGATTTGCGCCGAGCTCGTCAATGGTAAGTCTCTCCGGCAGATAGGCTCTGAGATTGGCTATGCGATCAACATGCTGTTGCAAGCCGCTCATTGCACGCCCGAGCGCGACGCACAGTATGCTCGCGCGAGAATTGAACAAGCAAACCAATACTCTGACAGAATACAAGCTGAGATTGATAATTGCGACAATAGAAATTACGGTGCGGTTAAGGTTAAGGTTGATGCTCTCAAGTGGCTAGCCTGCAAACTGCATCCTAAGGCGTACGGCGACAAGCTCGCACATACTGATGCGGATGGCAACACGATGAAAGTCATTGTCGAGAATCTCACCACGGTAAAGAAACCGAATGAATGAGATCAGGATCAAACTAACCGAAAAGCAGTCAGAGTTTTTGGCAGCGTCCTACCAGTGGCCAGTTGTATTTTTTGGTGGGGCCCGCGGAGGTGGGAAGTCTTTTGGCCTGCGTGCGATTGCTCTTTATCGCGCGATGGAAACGCCAGGACTCAAGGTTGGATTGTTCAGGCGCACCTATCCAGAGCTCCGCGCAAACCACGTCCGACCACTGCTCACAGAACATCCGTGGCTCGATCAATACTACAGCAAATCAGAGAACATCATCAACTTGCCAAACGGATCATCAATCGAGTTCTGTTACTGCGAGGGCGAGGATGACGTGCTCCGATACCAGGGCCGAGAGTTTCACTTGCTCCTAATCGATGAGGCTGGGCAGTGGGAGGAGGGCTGGTTCTGGACATTGCGTGGATCCAACCGATCTGCCGTGTCTGGGATACAGGCGACGTGTCTCCTGACAGGAAACCCTGGCGGAATCGGACACGGATGGCTAAAGAGATTGTTCGTCGATAGACGGTACCGTGATAGAGAGATTCCTTCAGACTTTTATTTCATTGCCTCCATGGTTTACGACAACCCTCTGATCCTGGAGCACGACCCTGATTACGTACACCGGTTGGAGTCAGAGCCGAACGAGGTTCTGCGACGAGCCTACCTTGATGGTGATTGGTCTGTGTTTGCCGGTCAGTTCTTTTCTGAGTTCTCTGTCTCAACACACGTTCTTCCTCTCGATTGGCAGCCAGAGAAACACTGGCAAGCGTTCTGGTCACACGATCCAGGGCACTGGCATCCCGCTGTCTGGCTGTTGTTTGTCACCGATGAACGTGGTGGTGTGTATGTTTTGAGAGAGCTTGTCGAGCGCGAGATGTATCCAGAGGAGCAGAGCAAGGTGATTCACTCGTGGCCCGAGTCGATCAGGATCCAACACAACACAGCTATCGGAGGGGCTGATTGCTGGGCTCGTGGCCGTGATGGTGGCCCCACACTTGCCGAACAATTCTCTCTGATGGATCCAGAGAATCGTCGTGTTTATCTCGTCAAAGCCAACACTGATAGGGTCCAGGGGGCGAGACAGGTCAGGGATTATTTGCGTGTCACTGAGAAAGGTCCGAGGTTGATGATTCATCCGAGGTGCAAGCAACTTATTGCGTGCCTGCCCAGGTTGGTCCACGATCCGCACAGGCCGGAAGACGTGCTTAAGGTTGATTCAACTGACACGGATCCTTATTGTGGCGACGACACCTATGACTGTTTGAGGTACTTTTTGATGTCCCGACCGATCCAATCCAAGCAGGATCCAGACGCCCCATTCGTGCCGTACACCTATGACGATCGCGTCAGAATGTATGTAAAAAAACGACGGGAGAGGCTTGCAAAACAGTCGAGGCTGATGTCGAAGGGTGTTGATTCAGTTTTGGGTAAGAAATGGTAACCTTTTTAGTTAACTAATTAAAAAACAACGACATTCCTGCTAGCATCTTGCTAGCTGTTTGAAAGCATGTTGCAAAAAGCACTTTTCTGAAAGTTGCAGTTTTCTGTGTTTTTGCTTTTTCTTAAAAGTTCAAGACCATCACTTTTATTATGTGACACTGTCATGTTTTTCTTTTATCTTTCAACAACATAATTCACGCCGTATAAATATGCTAGCATTATGATAGCTTGTTGAAAGCAAAATGCCCGCCTAGACAGAGAAGAGAAGAGACAGAGTCAGAGAGAGAGAAGAGGCAGAAGGCGACTCCAAATTTTTTTTTGAGTTTTATGAACCGAAAACCAGAGTCTAAAAAACACACCAATCTGATCCAAATAATTTTACTAGCATCTTGCTAGCAACGTCGTTGTCGAATGATAGCATGTTGATAGCATTGGTCTTTTCAAAACACACCCATTTTTTTCACTTTGAGAAAAATTTTATTTTGTGCCATGATCAGTCATGGCCATTCTTTTTGCGATTGGGATTTTATTTCTTGTCGTCGTTGCACTTCTCGCGTTCGTATTTCTCGAACGTAAAGAACATTCAAAACTTGTTGCAGAACTCACTAGCAAAATCATGTCCAACTCGTTTGCAGAATTTTCCTATCACAGCCAGCGGGCGGTCGATAAGCGCAATACCGTTGAACCAAACAAGGTTACGGCAAAGAAGCCTGTCGCTGATCCCGTCCTTGGCTCAACTTACTGAGGTAATTTATGGCATTGACATTTTCTGAGCTCAGCGCTCCTGTTCCTGTTGGCGAAGACAAAGAGATCCGTGGCAGAGTCAATATCGGCGTGTATGCGACTAGCGGTCTTGCTGTCGATCATCACAAGATCGGATTAAGTTTGTTGAAAAATTTTGAGATCATCGAATCTGAAGGTGGCCTTGAATACGCTTTCGATGAAGCAAATCAAAAGCTAATTTGCTATCAGGGCGGAACGACGCATAGCCATCCTGTTGGCACATTGGCGGCTGGAAACGAAAGCACACACGCTCATCCAATCACAGCACAAAATACTACTAACGTGAGCGGTGGGACTCCTGCTGGAACAAATGGCGCAAGCGTTGCAAACGGTCTTCTGGCTAGCTGTGACAACAACGCACTAACTCTTCCTGCTTGGGCTTTGACACACGCAGCCGACCCGACAGATGGCGGTAACAACAGAACACTGCACGCAGTCGTGATGCCAGGTTGGCTCGGTGGCATGGCTCGCTTCGAGAGCAATCAGGTTGCCACGGCAGACACAACCTTTTCAAGTCAGAACAACGGCTCGTACTACAACGACGCAGCACAGCGAGCCTACGCTTGGGTTGAGCACAACGCAACACCAACAGGGGTTCAGATTTTCATTGATGAAGCTGACGGCGACAAACTCAAAGCTGATTTTACAGGTGCTGGTGTTGCTGGTCACAAACATGTCGCGTTGAGAATGAGTGCCGGAACGATTTTCCTAAAAGTGTTGGATGCTCCAACAGCAGGCATGAAGGCTCTGTACTACGACGACAACGGTGCAGACAATGCCAAGCTGGTTTTCCTCGATGCTGGTGGTGTTGGTGGTGCCATTCACAACGACAACAGAGTTCTTGGCGGCCACGCTTCGACAACGGTTGTAACTTCTGTGCAAATTGGTTATGCTGATGCTCAAATCTTTACTGGGACTCCTCTCGGTGGCCACGCACATGCAACAACCGGAACGACTGCTGCTGGGGCCCCCCACACACACGCACTCTCTGGATCAACGGCTTCAACTGCTGGTGCTGCTGCAACAGAGGTGCCTAACCTGACCGACCTGTCAGCGATAACTGCAAGTTTTGTTGCAATCGGAAACTGATTATTCATAAGGCTAAGCGGGGTTCCGAGCATTTTTGTGCTCGGGGCCTCGCACCCCCTAAGGAGGTAACCAATGGGATACTACGTTTCCGAAGAAACATTCAAAACACTAGACGAAGACACCCAAAAAAAAATTGTGGAAGACACGAAGGATCATGAGTCTGAATCTGAAGATGGGGCAGAAGGTTCTGAAGAGTCCAACACCGAAGACAAACTCGACGAGATGAACAGGAAGTCCATGCTGAAAAACATGGAGGACGAAGAAAAGGCGAACGAGACAAAAGATTTTGATGATGCCAGCAAGAAGTCGATGGTATTTATCCTCGGTCTCAGGGGAAAGGGTAAGGGAAATGAGAAGTGATGAACTACAAATCACCACAGCCTCGTCTGGTCCGGTCACAGAAGAAGCGATAGTCGCCGACATCAAAAAGAAAATAAAAAATTCTGACAATGTGTTGCAGGCTTTTCATCGGCAGTTTTTTTTGAATATCGCCATGAGGCGCGGGCTTCAATGGGTTCAACTAGAAGCTGGCAACAAGGTCATTATAGCCCCACCTGAAATTCAAGAGCGCGTTCGTATCAGCATCAACAAGATCAAGGGTATTCATCAAACCAGACTTGCAAAGATCGTCAAAGACATTCCGAAACTTGAATGTGTTCCTGGTGGAGAAGAGGAAGAAGACAAAGAATTGGCACGAAAAGGCACTAAGTTGTTGGGATATGTGTGGCAAGAAGAACGCATGGTTGAAAAGATGATTGATGGTGGTGGTTGGTCAATCGACTGCGGATCTGGATTCTTCCATGTTTACTGGGATCCGACCAAGGGCCCAAAGGTTCCTGTCTACAAACAATGGGATGGCAAGGAAGAGATTGATCCAAAACTCTACCAGGTTGATCAAGACGGATATTTACTCGATGCAAACGGTCAAAAAATTACCGAAGAGATTACGGTTGGCGATGTTGGTATCGACATTGTCTCCTCGTTTGACATTGTCAACGACCAGATTTCTCCAACTGTAGAAGACTCAGGATGGATTGCAATTCGCAAAGGCATGCGCGTCAAAGACGCGAAGTTTAGATGGCCAGAGTTCAAAGATGACATCAAGGCTTCAAAGGATACAAGCGACCGAGCTTATCTTCAACGTCGGCTGATGTCGATGGTTGGAGGAGTCAGCGAGGCATTTGCTGGTGAGGACGTTCAAAACGAAGACATGTGCGAAGTGGTTTATTTCTATGAACGCCAGGATCTTGATTATCCTAAAGGCAAATATCTGATCATGATTGGCGACAAGATTGTTGAGAGCCAAGACCTTCCTCTCGATGACGGTGTGACTTATCCCATCATCAAGATCGATGATGTCGCCATGTCTGGTTCGTTCTGGGGATCCGGAACTGTTGAGGATGTGAGCCCAATTCAAAAAGGATTTAACCGCACAATATCGCAGATCGTTGAGAACGCAAACAATCATGGAAATGTAAAACTCAAAGTTCCTCGTGGTGCCGAGCTTGAGGAAGATGCCTACGATGATTCTGGCACAGAAATTTTTTATTACAACCCAGGGTTTGAACCGTCGCAGTTGAATCCTGCAACAATGCCAAGCCACGTCATCAACCTTCTGAATTTTTACGACAAAGCGTTTGAAGATGTGAGCGGCCAACACGAAGTCACAAGAGGGCAAGCCCCTCCAGGTGTCAAGTCTGGCAAGGCAATCATCGCTCTTCAAGAACAAGATGATACACGCCTGGCTCCTACGAAAATAAAAGTGTATCGCGCGTTCGAGCGCATGGGTGTTTTGATTCTGAAGTTTTACGAACGGTATCAGACTGAAGACCGTACGCTTCGGTTGATTGGCGAATCGATCAACGATGTTGAAAATGTTGTTCTTAGAAAATCTGAAATTCAGTCGATGAACAAAGACGTCAGGGTTCAGAGCGAAAACATAATCGGCGCGCATAAGCGGCTCATGCAGGAAAACCTGATGGAGATGTACGAACAGGGATTGCTTGGAGAACAGGCAGATCCCGAAACAAAGAAACGAGTTTTGAAACTTCTTGAGTTTGGAAGTGTTGCCGAGGTTTTTGAAACATACAATCAAGATGCGGCAAACGCTTCGAGAGAGAACGAAAACTTTTGTACTTGGAAACCTGAAAACTTGGTACGTGAACTTGATCCAAAAACAAAGATGCCGTTGTTCACGCAGACAGTTTATGATTTTGATGATCATCTTGTTCATTTGAACTGTCACAACAAGTTCAGGAAAACACCGCGCTATCGCAAGATGACAGTAACACAGCGGCGCGGAATAGATTTGCATTGTGAACTTCACGAGCAAAAAATGAAAGGACCAGCACCCGAAGTTGCCTCACCTGCGGCGCAGACCCCTCCTCCTGGGGGGATACCTGCACAGCCATCACCTGGTATTCCACCGGCGGCCAATCCGCCGATGCCTATGCCAGGCCCCACAGGTTAGGCGATTGACGACTGGAATAAAACTATGGGCGAAGAAGAAGTGACAACACAAGCAACAGAACAACCGACGGCAGACCAATCCACGGATACTGATTCGTCTTCGGCGTTTGAAGATGCGTCCTCGGCCTACCTCGATGACTACGAAAAGCGGGAAGGCGAGACAAAGGATGAGGATGCGGAAGAAGCGACGAGCGATTCAGAAAAACCTGCGGAAGTCTCAAAAGACTCGGTTTCGCCAAAGCCTGATCAAGGCAAGAGCGTTCAGCCTGAAACGACGACGCCTGGGCCGGAATTTGAAGTTGGCTCGCACAAGATACGAGCTGGCGACAAATTAACCAACGAGGCGTTTCAGGAAATTCAAAAGGGTTATTTGCGGCAGGCAGACTACACGCGAAAAACCCAAGAACTCAAGCCAATCAGAGACGAGGCACTTGGCATCCTCGCCACACGCGACCAGATTCTCAACGACCCTAGCGGGTTGAGACAAGTGTTTGGTGATGAGCATGTCTTGAATGCTTTTCATCCGCACGAAATCTTAAACCATGCGCTTGAGTCGAATGGTGTTGACCCAGAGGCTTGGAATACTTTTTTGACTGACTATGAACAGGCTGGCGGAAAAGTGCAGAAGGATTGGAAAGCCGATCCTTATGCCAAACGCTTTGACGAGTTTGAAAAGAAATTAAAACCTCTCGAAGGTTTTGTTTCAAACTACGAAAAGGCCCGCGTAGACTTTCAAAAACGTCAGGCAGCAGAGAAGGCAAAAGCCGAACTCAACACAGAGATTGACGCCGCGATGAAAAAGTTTCCTGGTGTGACCAAGAAAGACATCTTGGTCGGTATCGTGTCCGACCAGACTGATAGAACGGTCGAACAGATAGCTCAGTCCGTCAAAGAAGAAAATGACGGTAAAATCAAAGAGTACCAGAAAACCATTGGCGAGGTACACAAACAAACCAAGTCCGCGCAGGCCAAAGGAAATTCAGTGCCTATCATGCGAAAGCCCTCAACTTCGTTTGAAGGCGCCACAGAACAGGCATTGGAAGACTATGCCGCTGGACGATTACAGTTTGGATAATCTATGACTACTACAATGGCAGAAATTACTGCTGTATTGAAACAGTATTACATTGGTCCTATCCGTGACCAACTCAACAACGCTACCGTCTTGCTTGCTAACGTAAAAAAATCGAGCAAGGAAGTCGAAGGCGAAAACGTGGTTCTCCCTTTGAGAAAAGGACGCAACTGGGGCTTAGGTGCTCGTGGTACATCTGGCACAGGGACATTGCCAAACGCTGGCAACCAGAAGTACAAAAAGGCAACCTTTGCGACAAAAGACATTTATGGTCGTATCCAGTTATCTGGTAAAACCATTCGTGCCACAAAGTCGAACAAGGGTGCTTTTTTGAAAGTGATTCAGTCTGAAACCGTTGGCTGTACAGACGACGTGAAAAACGACGTCAACCGCCAGATGTACTGTGACACGACTGGAACACTAACACTGGCAGGAACAGGCGCCACATCGGCGACCGTACCAGTTGTCAGTTCACAATATCTGGAAGAAGACATGATCATCGACTTCAACGCCGGTGGTGGTGGCTCTTCGACTGGTTGCGTGATTCAAAGTGTTGATTCTGAAACCCAGATCACCCTGACGGCTCCGGCCACATGGACCACCAACGATCCTATCACAATCTCTGGTGTCATTAGTGGTTACGAGTTGAACGGATTGAATCTGATCACAAACAACACCGGTGCTCTTCAAAACCTAAACCCTGCAACTGCTGGCCAGGCTTTCTGGGCTGGGAATGTTTACGGAAACGACAGTTCTCCAACCCCGTTGACCGAAGACCGCATGCAGGAAATTCAGGACGCAATTGAAGACAAGGGCGGAAAGGTCGATTGTATTATCGGTCATTTCTCTGCACGTCGGGCCTATGCCAGATTGCTTGTCAACCTGAAGCGTTACACGCCCCCACAGGTTGGAAGACTAAAAGGCGGCTTTGACTATCTTGACTTCAACGGCATTCCGTTCACAGTCGATCGTCACTCACAGCGGACACCCTCAACAACAAGAATGTACTTCTTGACCTTGAAGACGTTGGGGATTTACCGCATGGCTGACTTTGATTGGATGCAGGAAGACGGTGCAGTGCTTGCCCGTCAAACTGGTGTCGGGGCTCAAGAAGCCTATGAGGCCACATTGGTTTGCGACATGGAGTTTGCAACCGATGCTCGTCGGCACAACGGTAAGTTGATCGGTATTACACCTTGATCGGTGTGATTTGGAATTGATCGTGGGGGAGGCAACCCCTCCCCCCGATCTTCCTCAGGAGTGTTATGGGTTTAATTGATGTTGTCCAGGATCCGTCAAAGTTTAATTGGGTTGGCATCCCGTACCGACAAAGATATGCAGAGAGAACGCCTCCTGCTTGGTTGGTGACGAGGATGAGAGATGAACTTCATGACGATCTGCTCGACCTGAAGTTTTACATGCCAACATTGAAATGGCATGTGATCAGGTACATTGGAGACAATCGATCAAACAACTGGACAAGAGTTTGGGAGTGCAAAGACGATCCAAATTTGGGAACTTTTGAAACTCTTGGTGACTGGATTATTGGTGCCTTGAAAAGAGGCGACACTTGGAATGAAAACAAAGACTTTTTAGAAAACATTGAGAAATGTGAAGACCTCAAAGAAAAAAGTGACAGGGCGACAATGGAAGACATTGGCCTTGCAATGGGCGAAGACATCAGGAAGCCTGTGATCAAATTGTTTGATTATGGTTCTGATCAACCGATGGAAAAAAGTTTATGGCAAAACCCAGGTCTCCCGTCAGCCAATTCTGCTGCCCCATCTGCGGAGTTGAGCGATACAAAAAAGACGTCTTGAGTGGTGAATTTGATGTCTATTTCAAGATGAAGAACTCCATCAGCTTGATGAGGGTTGGGCTTTGTCGTGCTTGTTTTGCAGGTCATGGAACCATGAACCTTGATGATGCAAAAAAAAAGGTTCATGATTTTGAATTGAAATTGCAACGCAATCCATTGCACAGGTTTGCCAAAGATTTTTTGACCAAATTGAAAAACGATAAGTTCAGCGCCAGCATTGGCTACAAAAAATACTGGTCTGATTTGAAAGTAAAACACGGAGAGAATCCTCATACAAAACTTGTCGGGAAACAATTTGTTGATGAGGTGCCAGATCGATGAACACGAACGAAATCATTGAACTCGCAAGGTCATATCTGGACGAATCAAGCGCTGACTATGCTTCTGGCTCTGGAGATTATTCTGACACAGAGATCCTCTTAGGGGCCAACAAAGAAAACGAACACCTGTTCACGATCGAGCGAGGCGCAAATAAAGACTGGTTTCTTCGTGAGCACGTCTTTGACACGAAGACAACCAAGTTTGCCTATCACCTTCCCATTGATTGCGTAAATCCCCGAAGGGTTGAGATGATCGATTCCGGTTCAATCACTGGAACATTCCCTTTTTATGTCGTGAACGAAGGCTCTGCAACGATTGTTGAGTTGAGCCCGCAAGGATTGAATGACCGTGGTTACATGTATGCCAGGGCAAATTCTGACACGCTGCTGACAAATGCCGGATATTATCTGGCTGATAACAAAATCAATTTTTTCGACTCTACTTATCTTGGTTCAGCTTACAAATGCCGGCTGTTTTATTCTCCTACGGCTCCTGAATTGCACCGATCGACTGCGCAGGCAGGCGGGAGTGATTGGATTCAGTTTGGATTGTCAACCGATCCTCAAATGCTTGGCAAGGTCATGGTGCTTGATAATTACTACAAAGGCATGCTCGTCGAAATTATCAGCGGGACCGGAGCTGGTCAGATCAAGTGGGTTGAAAAATATGTTGGCTCAACCAAGACAGCAACCGTCGATTCTTCTTGGGCAACAAGTCCAGATTCCACGAGTATTTATTGTATAGTGAGTCCGATCATCAAGGACTATCAAGAATTACTCGCTTTGGGATCAGTGATCCGCCTCAAGGGGATCAAGACAGAAGACGATCCGTCAGTTGTGGCTCAACTTTATTCGACTGTCAAAGCTCGATACGAACTCGATGTTAAGCAGCGAGGCAAACATGGGGCTCACCGAGTTAGACAGACAAACTGGGAGTAAAATGGAAAACATAAAACTTAAAAACGTGACAGAAATGGACATACACATCAATCAAGGTGTGTGGCGTTACGAGATCAAGGCCGGTGAGGTGAAAGAATTTCCTGATTACCTTGTGCCAGTTTTTCTAAAGACTTGGCCTCATCATGTTATTCTCGAATCACAGCTTGAAGAATACCTGGCAAAAACAGAGCCAATTTCAGAGCCAGTAAGCAATCCTGTTGATGAAGAAATTGACATCGACGACGGTTCTGAAGATGAGGAGACAGTTGATCCTGAGGGTTCAATCGATGATGAAGAGGTCGTTATTACAAAAAAGAGAGGTAAAAAATGAACAAAGTATACTCACCACAAGGGCAAGGTATTTACGGTGGCACAATTGCGTTTCGTGATTCTACTGTAACAAATTCAGTTGAGACGATGCTTGATAGGCCAATGAATCTTTACAAAGCATTGATTAACAATCCATGCGCAACGATTGTTTATTTCAACATGTGGGATGTTGAATCGGCCACTGTCGTTACTCCAGGTGTTACGCCAATAACAAGACAGATACCCATCCCAATAAATGGAATGTCTTTCGTCGATTATGATCCCCCAGCCTGCTTTACCAAAGGATGCAAGTACAACGCATCAACGAATGTTGATGGAACTGGAGCCCCTGGCTCAACTGTGATTTTGAGCAGTGCTGAATACTTTGGATAAGGAGTTTTTATGTCTCAAGTTTTTTCAAATTACGACTATCGTTACGAAGAGGATGAGCTTGACACTTCTGAAGAAACCATTTTTATCAGAACGTCTGGAAACGATGCGGATGATGGCAAAACCTCAGCGACAGCCTTTTTAACAATCCAGAGAGCGTTGAAAGAAATTCCGATTGATGCCCAATATGCCAGAGTTCTTGATATTGGTTCTGGTTCTTTTGATTTGCCAAGACGAATTGTTCTTGAATCCTCACCACAAGTCGCAACTGGACAATCAAATCCTGTTGCTGTATTTAAATGTGCCAACCCTGTTGAATCTGCTTCAATGACTGTGGCGAATGTTGTATCATTTTCAAAAACTGGGCGAATCGTCTTGCAGATTACTGGAGCGGCGTGGGTCATTAATGAACATGTTGGTAAAAAAGTAAGATTTTCTTCTGATGCATGGAATAATCAATACGCAATAGTAAAAGCAAATTCGGCTAATACTCTTACAATATCATGTGGTAAAATAAATGGTTTTGCAACTCCAATTGTAAATGGAAATACTCTTGTTTTCGTTACAGACCAAACTGTTTTTACTTCTCCATACACAACAGGAATTTCTTGCCAGTTTGATGCGTGTAAAGTTGAGTTTATCAACGCAAACTGGAATATTTCTGGCATTGTTGTCTTTAGGCATTCAACAGCATATTTTACAAGAAACACTGGCAAGATAGGTTGTATATCTATATCAACAGGCTCGTTTGTTGATTTTCAAACAACATACATAGAAGAATCAACAACGCTACCTTATCTCTTGGTATGTTTTGAAAACGCTTCAATGAAATTTAGGAAGGGTTCTACTTTAAATGGAAAGAACGTTGCAAATTCTTGTGTGTTTATTCGAAATCTTGCAACAACACGGTTTGAAGATGAACTGTGTTTGATGAACTTCGCCAATGGGATTCGTCATCTTGGTTCTGCGTTTCAACCAGATTGGTCTGAATATGCTTTTATTGATTGGCTTGGTTGTACAGAAGGCATCAAGAGCGGCTGGTATGTCGACACTGATCCGGCAACAGGTCTTCCTTTGTCAGGCAAAGGACAATCGCTTTGCTACTGGCCAGAAATGTATGGAAGTATTTCTGGAAATTTTTTGATTGATGAACGAGCGGGAGGGATTCATTATATACCTTCAGCTTCACAGGTTACAACAGCACTTGGAACTAATACCTGTTCTGTGGACGGAACAAACGAAGGTTACATTGATCTTGACAATGGTTCACATATCTACCTTAACAGCAAATGTCATAATGGAATTGTGAAGCAAGAGCAGACTGCTGGTGATCTTTTAGCTGGCGTCAACACTGAAACTATTGTTGTGACAAATACAGCGGCACCGAGGCTTATTACTTTGCCAACCGAATCAGCGGCAAGAGTTGGAAAGAGAATTACGATCAAAGATGGAAGCGGTGGAGCTTTGATAAACAACATTTCGATCGTTGGTCAAGCCGCAGAGCCGATTGACGGCAATCCCGCTGGTGCTGTGATTGCCGCGAATTGGGGAACTGTCACGCTAGAATCTATCGGCTCAGCTTGGTCAGTAATAGGATAGGAGATTTATGGCTCTGTTTTCATACTCGAATATCCCAGCTGGAGTTATCATCGGCCCTGCTGGTGAGAGTGATATTTATGTCGAAGATATTTTTTTCTGTGAAAGTTTTATATTTACAGGAGTGAATGTCTTTTTGCCAATATGAATGAGGTGTCTATGGGAATAGAATGTAAATATAACGGACAACATCGGTATGTAAATTTGAAAAAAGTTTTGGTGCAAGGAGATAGCAAGCCAGCAGAGGTTTTTGGCTTTGTTTATGAATCAAAAGAGGAAAGGGATCACGATGGTATTCCTTGTGAAACAATTAGTTTTCCATTCATCTATGACTTAGCATCATCGGAGAATGTTTTTCAACAAGCGTATGCTGAACTAAAAATGAATGAACAATTCACAGAATGTGAGGACATATGACACTTCCAACATTAACATGGAGTCAGGGTTCTTTGGTTTCAACTGGATCAGTAACGCCGACTGATCAGCAAGTGATCACTGCTATTCAGACAGCATTGGCGACTTCAACGTATTGGGAAGTGAAAAGCTCTGGTGCTGTGTTTGTCGAAATTGGGCCTAAGGCAGGTTCTGCTATTCCTAATTTTAGGGCTGTTATTTGTGACAATCCCACAACGGGATACGGTTCTTTTGCCGCTAGTGCCGCTGGTATCTGGGTAGGGATTGCGCCAGATGGTGGTACGTTAGGCTCTTACAAATCGGCCACACCTTACGGCGCTAACAGGTTTTCAGCGTATTGGCTCGGGATGAAAACTGGTGTTATCGAGAATGTCTGGATCGTTGAGTCTGACGAAATTCTATTGATTATCGGTTACGATAGTTCTCTCAATCAGACGTTCCACATTGAGTTCGGTGCTATCTTTGATTCGTGTGGGTTGAGAGCTGAACCTAGCGGGAGAACTTACGGAATGATTGTTGGCGGAACAGCAAACATGAGTACTAGCTTTTTGTCATCAACAGGCTCATCTTATTCGTTTACAGCTACAAACAATTCATACCATGCTGGTTGTTTCAGACCTGATTCACCAACAATATTTAGCGATACATTAAGAATGGATGCGGTCACAACAGGAAGTACGTCTGCAAATTTTGATGCAGATGGCAAAATGTTTGCTACTCCTTTGAGCTATACGTCGAGAGTGGCTCCGTATTACTGTGCTGGAAAACTGAGACAGAGATACGCATACAAAAACGCATTGAGCAGGCAAGTTGTTTCGACTGTGAGTGGTGTTTATGGGTATTGTTTGAGCGCATCAACAGCCGCTGTTAACGATGCTTTATTGTTTGGTAACTCGTAAATATATTTAATATGGATGAAAATAATTTATCTATTAACACCTATGAAGCTATCAAAAATTTAGCTGTTGTTGAGTCAAGATTAACATCATTTGAAAAGTTTGATGCTTATAAATCAAAGAACAATCAGGAGATCTTATGAATGGACTTTTATTATTTTTGGCCTCTTGTGTAACGCCTCAAAAACAGCATTACGATGTTGTAACTGTAGATGGCAAAACTTATGATTGTTTGTGCAACGAAGAAAGTCGTGGAGAGATTTCGTGTGAAGGTGACAAGTGCTCGTTTGACGAAAAGTATGTTTGCGAATGTCTTGCTCGTGTTGTTCAGGAAAGTGTTAACGAGTTTGGCAATCAGTTAAATCGATGGCGGTAAAAGATGACAAAGACACGCAATTTCGATCCAATCTTTAACGGTAATCTTGGAGTGAAACAAGGGACAGCTTTGACCAAGATGCCTATTGGATCTTTGATTGCGGCTCAAAACATGTACCTCGACAAGAAGGGTGGGAAGTACATGCGTGGTGGTTATCGTCCTCTATTTGCTCTTCCTATCAACGATGAATGCAGACAACTTCACGAATATCTGCAAATGTCTGGAACGCAGTTGATCATGGCTTATGCGAATACGGTGATCTATCAGTGGAACGGAGCTGCCGTTACTTCGGTTAAAACTGGGTGCGCCGTGGATACTGACTGGGCTTTTTGCAATTTCAAAGACAGATGCCTCGGGGTGAATGGAGCAGATAGTTTTGACTACAACGGGACATCGTTCTCAAAAATTTCTCTTACAAATCCATCGGCCCATATCGGACTGGCAATTCATGCAAATCCCGCATCGACAATGGATGGTCATTATTCCTACATGATCACATTTTGGGATTCTGCCAGGTCCGCTGAAAGCGAGCCTTACTCTCCGCTAACCGCAGTGACGGGATGCGTTATTGACGTTGGTGCTGCTGGTGTCAATGATGTTACTCTTGGAAACTTTCCGGCAGTAGCGGCTGGAGAGACAGCGACTCATTATCGCGTCTATCGTCGTTGGATTGAAAACGACGCAGGTGTTGCCCAAGAGACTGAGTGGACCAGAATCGCCGAACTTGTCTATGCTACATACGTTGGTACAACATGGGTTGATGCGAGCAATCCAGTAGGCACAGTCAACGTCTATTACGACACTGGCGCAATCGATGTTGGAAACACTGCGCCCGCAAATTCAAAAATCATTCTTGAGTTTAACAACAGGATATTGATGGTGTCAGAGACAGATCCTACATTGATGATTTATTCGAGGAAGAATTGTTCCCACGCTTTTCCTACAGCAAACTATCACACGTTTGGAAACAAGGATGGTTATCGAATCATTCGTGTTGAAAAGAACGGGAACTCGATTGTTGTCCATAAAAAAAATTCTGTCTGGATAATCGACGGGGATCCAGCATCAACAAACCCAAGACGGTTAAACGGGAGAGGGACTTGCGACAGGTATGCCTCATGCGCAGATGTCGATGGAAACATTTACAGGCTTTCCCCCGATGGTCATTACAAACTTTCTCCAACCGAATATGATGCAGAAGACTTGCGTGATACGTTTATTGGTGGTGACATTGCCGACGAAGAGGCTGCAATCAACTGGGCAGCAACAAGCTACGTGCGCATGTTTAGCATTGTAAAAGATGCGCAAACATTGATTTACACTGTATTTCCAAACACTCCAGACGTGTCGTCAAAAGTTTTGGCTTTTGATTTTATGACAGGCCAATGGATGCCTCAATATGTTAATACAGATATTTATTCTGTCACCAAAATGCGAGGAAGTGCAGGAGATCAAGAAGTCATATTTGGAGATGGTTACGGAAAGGTTTGGCGATGGGATGTCGGAATTGCTGATGGGGCACTAGGTGGACCTGATGATCTGAACGGAACAGCTTCAAGTTTTGGTCTCAATACTTTGACTGACAATTCAAAGGTTGGACCACTCGCGTGGACCGTTAACGCTTTTGTTGGTTGTGTTGTTGAGCTTTTGAGTGGAAGTGCAGGACATCAAAGGCGTAGAATTGTTTCAAACACAGCAAACACATTGACTGTTGCTCCAAACTGGACAGGAACGCCGTCAGTCGGCTGCGATTATGCTGTTGCGGCAATCGATCACTATGCTGATGAATATTGGAACAGCGAAGGGAATGAAAATAGATGGAAGAGAATGCGTTGGATTGTTCCTTATTTACGTCAACTTGGCGACTATGACATTGACGTGTCATGGCGCAGGGATTTTTTGTCAGGATTTGAACACACCAATCCAATTCAGATTGCGGCGACATCGTCTGTGTGGGGAACAATGATTTGGGGAACGGCAATTTGGGGGTCTTCAACGTCAAACCTGAAAAGATTACGTTTTTCTGGAAAATTTCATTATTATTCGATAAGATACAGATCGCAGTATGCTGCCCAACCAATTTATTGGGATGGTCACGGAGCGGTCTTTCAGGTTTTGCATGATAGGAACAAGTGATTTATGACAATACCAAGCAAACCATTTACATTCGCAAACGGTACTGCTGCCGATGCCATTGAAGTCAACGCTGATTTTGACGCCTTGTATAGTACTCTTGCAGGAAACATTGATTCGTCAAACATTGCTTCTGCTAGTATCAACGAAAGCGATTTGAACTGGGGAACTGGCGCGAATCAGATCAGCGCCATTGATGTCCCTACAGCAAGTGGATCTCATGTTGAAGGAGCTCTTGTTCCAATCGGTACAATCATTCCTTTTTACGATTTCGGTTCCGCCGGACCTGGCGGGTCTCCTTTGACGTTTGACACAGACAACTGGGAATACTGCGACGGAGGTCTTGTTGCTTCTGCGTCTAGCCCTCTTGTTGGCTCTACAAAACCAGATCTTTCAAACAGGTATCTGGTTGGATTTGGGACAGAAGGTGGGGGCGATATTGGAACAGCAGCATGGGCAACGGCGGCTGTTGGAAACACAAGTCACCAGATTGCTTTAAATCACACTCACAGCACAGACATTGCTCATGGGCATGCTGACACGTTGGCATTTACTGGACCAAGTCA